CGTTATATTGTTTTGCCATTGATTTTATATTGTAATCATAGACCACACTGCAAACAAGTATGAAATGTAACAGTGATAGTCTATGATTTGATTAAGGACACAGCCTTAACACCTAGTGTTATTATAGTATATAATTACTGGTGTTGTTAGTGGTCCATATGTGAGCCTTTTTATTTTCTTCTTTGAAAGATTACGGTTAATAAAGGGAGTCTTAATTCCCAATGACGTAGTACTTTCTCTATGTCAAGACCAATACCAGGTCTTGTACTTATCCTCATTCTGGGTAATAAGTATGTTTTATTCATATGTATAGAGTAAAACATTGCATTGACATAAGTAAGTATAGTTACGATAGCAACAATTGCAATCATAGTAGGTGACCAATCCATTGTAAAGAATAGATTGACTAGTATCACTGTCATAACGATAGGTATAACAGCTACAAAGATTAGTTTAACGAGGTACTTGAATAAATATTTCATGATAGTTTAGTGTTTAATTGATTAATGATTAATGCATTTTGATATGCATATGAAGTTTTACTTCTTTTCTTACGGTATTTTCTCATGTTTTTACATCCACGAGATGATCCACAAGATTGAAGTATTGGTCCTCCTATAAAGAGGAATAGCATAAGGTAACAGAATTTCTTTTTCATTTTAAATTGGATTTATCTATTAATTAACTAATGCCATAACCTGTAGTCTTATTGGTATTGTTGACTCATTCCCACTGGTTATGGATTAGCTCTTTGACACATACATTTATACTGATCTCTAGTGTCATCAATCAGTGTATTAAATACGAGTATAATAATCTCTTGCTACTATAGTTGCAGGTACCCATGCAAATATAAGTGAGAAGCCTATGGTTGCACCATGAGCAAAGCATTGTTTAAATGTCCAAGTATCTTCTAGATACCATACGATTGTGTTGAATAAGAGTACTGTGATAATATACACGGATATACTCAGTAACATAGTTTTAGTATTTCTCATAACGATTTAGTATTGGTTAAAAATAAAGAGCTTGGTTACCTCTTAACGACCGTTTACCCGGTTGACGGTGACTGTTACATATTCCACAGACAAGTCAAATACTCCATTTCCAGTTGTCAAACCTTACAGCATTATTGCCTAAAGAGTACGAGGTTAAGCTGACAAACTACTCCTCTTGGTGTACATAGTGACACCCAGCACTCCCGTTGCCACGGGTTAAAAAGATATAACTAATAGAGATATTCACTCCGTTATTCACCTCCATCCATACGGTAGGATTATTAGTTATTATTTAGTTATTCCTTTCCCAAGGCCAAGTAACTGTTAATGCAGTTGATATACATTTAGTTATCTCTGCCTCAAGATAATCTAGTTTCTCATAATCTTTACAATACAAAGTTATAGTGCAAACTACATCCCCATTCTTAGGTTGTTGTTCTGATGGATACTGAAGGTATACATGTGAATCAATACCTTTGTACTCACTTAATGAATAGAGTAATTCACTCCAATCAGTATCATACTCTGTATGTTCATGTGTAATTTCACTGAAGTCATACATTTCTTTTGCTGTATTTAATCTTATAGTTATTACAGTGTTTGGTAACTTGGTTTCTGATTTGATTTGCATAATGATTTAGTATTTAAGGATTATTGAGATTACGGGTAATATGTCTATTATCCTATAGAGGAAGAGACAAAGACTACCCTTGTTATATTGTTGTGTGTAATAGTTACTCTTGTAGTAGCGTTAGCTATATTTATATTATTAGTAACAGTGATAGTTACAAGAGTGGTAAAAGGTGGTATTTTGTGGGTATATGACCTCCCATTGAGAGAGACACACCCAAATAAAATAAAATTACCACAGTATTTATAACTTAATTAGACTGTTTAGGTCTTTATGTAACAATAGTTGGTAACTATGGTTGTTTTTTGGTAACGTTCCGTACTATTCATACAGTTACAGCTTATTAAGTGCTAAACATAGTTTGGGAGCAGACGTGCTGGAAAGCACGCCTACCCACAAGCTACTATGTTAGGATTACGCTTCTACAGATTCCTGCTTGAAAGCTTCCAAGCTCTCAACTGCTTCCGTGGAAGAGTTAGCGTTTCTTATCTCAGCACCATTGGTGTGCTTGATAAGTACAGACTGAGCATTTAAGTCAGGTGTATACTCCGTGGTTCTGTAGATAGGAGAATCTCCATGCATACATACAATCCCTGTATCACCGGCATACTTCAGTTTGAAGTTCAGGTCCTGAGCATTAATAGGCTCAAGTTGCTCACGCACCACTATCTTACCTGATAATGGTTTACTATGGTCCATACTGTTAAGCAATTCCATTGGAGCCAAAATTAAGGCAGACAAAGTCTTTTTATCCAACCAGCTACCATTATAAACCATTTCTTGTGATTCATAGATGACGTAGCCTATGTCATTGTTTTTAGTTTTTTGAACGTAGTTCCCGTCTTCATGCTTGCGTACTGTTACTTTGTTAATCATAATAAAATTTATTTAGTAATTATTTATTTACAATAGTGATAAGGCTATTGCTGAAAAGGTTAAACGGCTTATCCCGCTAATAATAGTTTGGGAGCAGAGGCATTGAAAAATGCCTTATACAGTACTGAGCTTGCCTACCTATGTATAGCATACTGATGAATACAAACAAGTCAATGATGTATTGATATTCAGTAGATACTGACGTAGACAAAGTAGTACTATACTACTCCGAATGCAATGCATAGATGTCATACTCTTTATTTTTAAAGTACAACAATTATGCAGTTAGCATATGCAGTTTGAGTCCCTATGTAATGATAGGGGGTACCCTGACTGCAAAATTTAGTTGGGGAGCAGAACAGTAATACCTCTTAAGCACGCCAAACACATAACTTTTGTGGGGGCCAGGAGGACAATTTAACAGTAGGCGGGGGTATGTTCTTACTTAAAAATTTTTATAGGATTTAGAAATTTAGTATATTGTTCTTATAGAAGGGTTTCACACTAAATAAAATACTATGGCAAACTGGGATGACAATAATGAAGACAAGGGAGGCGGTTTAAATGAGGTGGAGCAGATGCAGATGGACGCAATTATACTTGACACTGCTTACAACAATGCCTGGATGTTATTGACTGGTGAGATCACGTTTGATGAATTGATGGCAAGTCAATTTAGTGAGGGAAGAGAATTAGTGATGGCTTATGATCCAGATAATGGACCGAAGGAAGAAGAGTTTAAAAACATGATAGCATATTTCATAGAAGAAGAAGATTATGAGAAGTGTGCAAAACTAAGGGATATAATGAATAATGCATATCCAGAAACATTTGAAGCATAATGGCAACAAAGAAAAAAAGTACCGTAAATAGTAGTGGTAACTACACTAAACCGGGAATGCGTAAAAGATTATTTAACTCTATCAAGGCTGGTGGCAAAGGTGGGGCTCCTGGTCAGTGGTCTGCACGTAAAGCTCAAATGCTTGCTAAACGTTATAAAGCTAACGGTGGCGGATATAAAACAAAGAAATAATGAAAGATCTAACCCTAAATATTGGTAATATAATCTGGATTATAGGTATTATATTCACAATGGGTATAGCATACAGCCAGATAGCACAGTTATCGGATGATATAGAAGTTATAGAATCTAGACTGGAAAAGAAGATAAGATTGATAAATGAGTGTGAAGATAAAATTGTAGATTTAGAAAAAGATCTTATTAGACTTGAGCAGACTCAATGTAAACATAAAAGTAATGGCAAAGACTAAACAACAAAAAAGTCTTACTAGGTGGACTAAGCAAAAATGGACAACTGCATCAGGAAAGAAAAGTTCTGAGACAGGTGAAGTTTATGCTCCAAAGAAAACTATTGCCAAGTTAAAGAGTACTAAAAAAGGTAAAGCTAAACTAGCTGCAGCTAATAAAAAGAAAAGAGCAGCTACTAAAAGTGGTAAACAATTCGCAAGCCACGGTTTGCACAAAGGTAAAAAAAGGTAATGGCAAAAGACAGCAGATTAACAAGAGCAGGCGTATCAGGTTTTAATAAGCCTAAGCGTACACCAGGACACCCAAAGAAGTCTCACGTAGTTGTAGCTAAAGTAGGAGATAAGGTTAAGACTATTCGTTTTGGACAACAAGGCGCAAGTACAGCAGGTAAACCAAAAGCAGGTGAGTCAGCTAAAATGAAAGCAAAGCGTAAGTCTTTTAAAGCTAGACACGGCAAAAACATTAAGAAAGGTAAAATGTCTGCTGCTTATTGGGCAGACAAGGTTAAATGGTAAGATATGACAGCAGCAAATTTAAGAGAGTTAGGATTTACTAAGATGGGTCACCATGAAGATGATGATTGGCCAGAAGGATATTATTATTTTAGTATTGAGTTTGGTGATATCCTATTTCACTCTGGAGGTAATGATGAAGCTGAAGAAGATGGTGGATGGTATATTCAAGATCCGTCATATACAATTAAAATATGGCAATACTCGGAAGCTAAAATGTTAATAGACGTATTGAGACGTAATACGGTTTCTAAAATAAGTATGTAAACTTTTTTTATTTAAACTATTTTTAGTACATTTGTTTTTATAAACTTTTAAAAACGTAAAAATGTCAAATTCAAAAACCAACCCAAATCTTCAGGATACTAATCCAGAAATGTCAAAAGAAGAAATGGCAGCACGTAGAGAAGAGATCACTGCATTCTACAAAGAAAACATACCTCATTTAGAAATTCAAGCAGACTATGAAGGCTTATTAGCAGCTATTGAAAAATCTAGAGCAGAGCGTATGCAAGCTCAGATGTTTATGGCACAGCAGTATGCTAGTCAAAAAGGTGAAGGTCAACCTGATCCTAACACTGAAGAAGGCAAAGCATTTCAAGAAGCAATGGTAAAAGCTATGCAAGGTGAAACAGCTTAAGAAAGGTAGCAGGGGTTCTGATGTTAAAACACTACAGACAGCATTAGGGCTTACCGTAGATGGGGTCTTTGGACCTTTGACAGAAAAAGCTGTAGAAAGATTCCAATTAGATAAAGAATTAATGGTCACTGGTGTTGTTGATTCTGACACATGGGTATTACTTCTAAACATGGAACATAATGTTCCTGATGGAATAACTGAAGATACTGATGTATCAACCCAATACTTTAAAACAGATTATGATCAGGTTATTCATAGGCATTATTTACCTAAAGGTGAATACTTAAAAGGACCTGTAAAAAATGATTACATATTCTTACATCATACAGCAGGTAATCCTAATCCATATAGATGTATTGATCATTGGGGTAGAGATAGCAGAGGGCGTATAGCTACTGAGTTTGTTTTAGGTGGTATTAATCATAGGAATGGGGATGATGAGTTTGATGGTGTAATGGTACAAGCATTTCCAGAAGGTTGTCAGGGGTGGCACTTAGGTAAGACTGGTTCTGGTTTTATGAACCGTCATTCAGTAGGTTTAGAAATATGTAATATGGGTTATCTAGATAAAAATTACTTAACTTATGTTGGATCTAAATGTATACCTGAACAAGTAACAGAACTTGAAGAACCATTTAAAGGTAAATTATACTGGCATTCATATTCAGATGCACAAATTAGAGAAACTGAAAAGTGGATCAAATATGTAGCTGAAAGAGATGAAATAGATGTTAGAATTGGATTACAGCAGTTTATTAAAAAATACGGTCCTTATAAAGGTTTTGAATTTCAATCTGATGCATTCTATGGTAAAATAAAAGGTTTATTAACACATACCAATGTACGTAAGGGTAAAATGGATTGCTATCCACACCCTGACTTTGTTGATATGATAATGAGTTTATAATTATGGCTATAGTAAATAAAGTAGATTTAAAACATCAAGTAGATATTAATGTTTCAATAAAGTATCAGATAGTTACATATTGTTTCTTTAATGATATATTAATAAGTAATTCTGACTTAAAGTTTTTAACTGAATTAGCTAAGGTTCAAGAAATAGAATTAACAAAGTTTTGTTTAGATGCAGTAGGTAGAGGTATATTTAAAAGTTCTCAGTCAGCTAGAAATGCAATAACAAAAGCTGAGAAAAAAAACTTACTACTTAAAAAAGGACATAACAAAAAAACTATTTCTTTAAATCCAGATATTAATGTTCAATCTAATGGGCTAGTATTATTAGATTATAAAATATTAGGACGTGAATCCGAAGAGTCATAGAGAGTTTAAAAAGGATATTGCTGATGAAGTTGGTGTTCACCCTTCAGTAGTTGATGATTTTATTTCATTCTATTATGCAAAGGTTAGAAAGAAATTATCAACTTTAGCTTATCCTAGAATAAATATAGACGGATTAGGTACATTTTATCTAAGAAAAAATAAATTAGATAAAGCAATACTAAAAAATAAAAGTCTTTTAGGAAACATTGCTAAAAGAACTTATAATGGTTTTGCTAAAAGTGAAGATATTCAAAATAATATCATACAAATGGAAAAAGCAATGACACAGCTAGAACAAGATATAATTAAGAAAAAAAGATTTAAGAATGAAAGGTAAATGGAGTAAGTATCTTGATGTATTTAAAAATGCTGATAAAATTGCAGAAGGAATTAAGAATAGTATTTTTAAAAAGGAACATATTGAAGCAGTTGCTACTGATAGATTTCAAAAATGTATTGCTTGTTCTTTGTTTGATGCTGGAGGAGATAAATGTATTGCACCAGGCACACAGCCATGCTGTAGTGACTGTGGTTGTAGTTTAGCATTTAAGGTTAGGTCACTATCCTCAGAGTGCCCAAAGGGATACTGGGATGCCTATACAACAGAAGAAGAAGAAGAAATAATAACCAAACAAATTGAAAATGGAAAAATTAACTAAAGAACAAATAGTAGGAGAATTGTTAGCTGAAGAACAAATAACTGCAGAAGAAGCAGTTACTTTATTAACTGAAAAGGCTACTACAATAGTAAATACTTTTTCAATTCCTGCGTTTGATTATACAACAACAACAACATAAAAATAAAACCATGGGACTAAAATTTGTAGAAGAAGGTCATGTGTATGAAAGTACGGATGATGAAAAAATAAACTGGCTAAGTGTAACTTCATTTATTGCTAAGTTTAAACCTAAGTTTGATAGAGATGGTCAAGCTAAGAAATCAGCTAAAAATAAAAGGTCCAAGTGGTATGGTATGACACCAAAAGAAATTCTAGCTGCATGGGATGGTGAGACAGCAAGAGCTATTAAGTTAGGTAACTTTTATCATGATCAAAGAGAAGCAGATATGATGGAACTAGATACTATAGGCCGTCATGGAGTAGAAGTGCCAATTATAAAACCAATCATTAATGATGAAGGTATTAAATTTGCACCAGTTCAAAAATTAAAAGATGGATTATATCCTGAACACTTAGTATACTTAAAATCAGTAGGTTTATGCGGACAAGCTGATGTTGTTGAAGTTGTAAATGGATATATTAACATTAATGATTACAAAACAAATAAAGAAATAAAAGATAAAGGATTTACAAATTGGGAGGGCATTACTAATAAAATGTATAAGCCCGTTAATCATTTAGATGATTGTAATTTAAACCATTATAACCTTCAACTCAGTATTTATGCGTATATTATTAAAAAGCACAACCCTCAACTTAAAATTGGAAAACTAACAATTCAACATGTAAAGTTTAAACAAGTGGGTGAAGATACAAATGGCTATCCTATTAATGAACATGTAAATGGAGAGCCAGTATTAGAGAAAATTAAAATCTATGAATTACCATATTTAAAAGATGAAGTAAACTCTATTATGATGTGGTTAAAAGAAAATAAAAAATAAAAAATCATGGCAAGAAAAATACCATTATATGATAATAATTATGTAGAGTTAACTCAATCATTTCCCACTACAATAATTACACCTGGAGATGAGAGTAATAATTATCAATCAACCACAAATACTGATTATAATAAAACTAAACCTTTTTTCATTAATAGAAATGATATAATTGCAGTAGCGGAATTATATATAGGAACACCAGAAAATAAGTTTCCTGATAGGAGAATGCTTTATTTAAGGAATATAATAACACCTTTTGTTGTAACTCAGTCTGCTGCTTATTTAAGAACACTAATGCTGACAATAAATAAAGATGATTTATATGAGGATGGATGTAATTGTATATAAGATATGGTAATAAGATTATTTGACATACAAAACAGCAAGGTAGTATTAACAGAACACTGTTATGCTTTACCATTTTTAAAAAAAATAATGGATACATATCCTGACACACACATGCAGGTATATCAATACCTATTTTACATGACTTGTCCTAACCCAGATTTAAATCCCTTCTTTAATCTTCCAGAACATGAGAAAGAAGATATTATTATAGAAGAAATTGGTTTAGAAGAATCTCCAGAAGATGGTAAGATAAGATATGCAATAGATATGTGTAAACAAATGTATGAAACACCTACCTATAGGGCCTACGTGGGTATTAAAGCTATGTTAGATAGATTAGCAAGGTATATGGAGGTAACCCCTATTGAACATGGTAGAGATGGTAATATGAATTCAATGATTAACGCAGCTGCAAAGTTTGAGCAAATCAGACAATCATATAAAGGTGCATTTACTGATATGCAACAAGAACAAGAAAGTTCAGTGCGTGGTGGTGCTGGATTATCTTATGATCAAATGTAAATGAATAAAAAAATAGAATGGCATTTTTGTTATTGGGATGAACTAGAATTTAATAATAAATCAACAAATAAAAAGAATGAAAAATCAAGTAGTAGTACCAGTAGGGATGAAGTTACTCATAAAGGAAATAAAAGCAGAGTCTAAAACAGCTTCTGGAATTATATTACCTGAAATGGCCCGTAAACAAACATTTCAAGGTTTGGTTGTAGGACGTGGGGATGAAGTAACAGAAATTCAAATAGGGGATGTGGTACAATATGCAGATCATGCAATGCCTACACCAATGCAACATCATGGTGAAGAACATTTATTATTGCAAGTAGGAGATGTATATGCTATCATAAGATATGAGTAGAATCATACCAACATATGATAAAGGTTTATGGACAACAACTGAATTTAAATCAGATGTAGAGTTTAGAGAATACCTAGAATCCATATTTAAAGAGCCTGGAAAATATGAGTTTAATAAACTTGCACTTAAGTTTAATGAGCAAGCACGGATATTTAATAAAGAAGGTTTTTATTGTAATGCTCCGTTTAGGTCTAAAGATTTTATAGCATACTGGGAAGATCAAAAAAACAAATGTAGAGCAGGTGTAATTTATAAAGATGGGGACAAACATTGGTACCTAACTAGAGATTATTATATGTGGCTCAACTTCCTTCCTATCTTTGATAAGGAAGAAAAACATTATGGGTTTGCTAAAGTAAGAGATGCTCAGTATCATATGGCTTTGTATGAAGTAATAGCTGAGTTAAATAATCAGCATGTAGCTATACTTAAAAAACGTCAGATTGCATCTTCTTATTTTCACATGGGTAAAATCATTAATCAATATTGGTTTGAGGAAGGATCCATATGTAAAATTGGTGCATCATTAAAAGATTATATTAATGATAAAGGATCATGGAAGTTTTTAGAGGAATATAAAACATTCCTCAATGAACATACTGCATGGTATAGACCCAGTAATCCAGAAAAGGTATTGTTATGGCAACAGCAAATTGAAGTCAAAATAAACAACAGAAAAACATCAAGAGGTCTTAAATCAAAGATACAAGGTGCTTCATTTGAAAAGAATGCTACCACAGGGGTAGGGGGTCCATGTACATATTTCTTTCATGAGGAAGCAGGAATTGCAAAAAACATGATGCAGACTTATGAGTACTTGCGTCCAGCTATGTCATCTGGTATGATGACTACAGGTCAATTTATTGCTGCTGGTTCAGTGGGTGATTTAGAACAATGTGGTCCGTTAAAGGATATGATTTTAAATCCAGGTGCTAATGATATTTATGCAGTACAGACGGATCTTATGGATGCTGATGGTACAATTGGTATGGCAGGGTTATTTATTCCAGAACAGTGGTCTATGCCCCCTTATATAGATGATTATGGCAACTCTCAAGTTAAAGAAGCCATAGAAGCTATAGATATAGAAAGAGGTAGGTGGAGAAATGAATTAAGTGGAGAACAATACCAGTTAAGAATATCTCAGAAACCTCTAAATATTGCTGAGGCATTTGCATATAGAAAAGAGTCAGTATTCCCACAAGGAATTTTAAGCAGACAACAAAAAAGAGTAGAGGAAAAAGAATACCCATATGAGCTTATAGAATTAGACAGAGATCAAACAGGTATAGTTGCAAAACGCACAAAAAAACTTCCCATATCTTCATTTCCAGTAAATAAAAAGGAAGTTGATAAAACAGGATCTATTGTTGTTTGGGAAAGACCAGTAAAAAGCCCAGCCTTTGGTGCATACTATGGATCTATTGATCCTGTGTCAGAAGGTAAAACAACTACATCAGATTCTTTATGTAGTATTTATATTTATAAAAATGCAACAGAAGTAACAAGAACAACTGCGTCAGGTGAAGTAGAACAGTTTATTGAAAAAGATAAAATTGTAGCAGCATGGTGTGGACGTTTTGATGATATAAATAAAACTCATGAAAGATTAGAGATGATCATTGAGTGGTATAATGCATGGACAATTGTTGAAAATAATATATCATTATTTATTCAACATATGATTGCTAGAAAAAAACAAAGATACCTTGTACCAAAACAACAAATTCTTTTCTTAAAAGATCTAGGTTCTAATAGAACAGTATATCAAGAATATGGATGGAAGAACACAGGTACATTATTTAAAAACCATTTAATATCCTACGCAATAGAATTTTTAAGAGAAGTAATTGATGAAGAGCTTGATGAAAATGGTAATGTAATGAAACAAACTTTAGGTATAGAAAGAGTTCCAGATGGAATGTTACTTAAAGAGATGGCAGCATATTATCCTGGTTTAAACGTAGATAGACTTGTTACTTTTGGTGCATTAATTGCATTTGTAAAAATTCAACAATCAAATAGAGGTTATACAAAAAGACGTGAATCAGAAGGTAATTCTTTGGATAATTCAGAAAAATTGAGTAAATTAAAGTATAGTGGTCCTTTTAGAAATATAGGCCGCAATAAGACATTGGGAAGTTCTAAAGTTAGGAGATCCGGATTCAAGAATATTAAATAGACTAAACAGGTATGAGAGTATTAAACGCAATGCAAATGAAGAATGGGGCAAAAGCTGAAGGCGGGCCTACATTCTCTAGCTTAACCCAACCGGTTCAGTTCTTACCATATAAAGAAAAAACAGATGATTGGGCTGCATGGAATTTAGATTGGTTAGAGCTCCAGGGTATTGAGTTTTTGCGTGTTAATTCTAGAAGACTACTTAAAAATTATAAACTTGCTAAAGGTATTATTGATAAGACTGATTACATTGTTGAACCAGACAATGAATATAAAGATCTTATGGATACCCTTACAGCAGAAAATGATTCTGCACTAGAGCTAAAGTTTTATCCAATTGTACCAAATGTTATAAATGTACTTACAGGAGAATTTGCTAAAAGATATTCTAAGGTTCAATTTAGAGCTGTAGATGATGCATCATACAATGAAATGCTTGAGCAAAAGAAAATTCAAATAGAAGAATCTTTATTAGCTGATGCTGAAGCAAACCTAGTACGTAGAATGATTGAGATGGGTGCAGATCCTGGTTCAAAAGAATCACAAGAGCAATTATCTCCAGAGGCATTAAAATCATTACCAGAAATAGAAGACTTTTTTAGTAAGTCTTATAGAAGCATGGTAGAAGAGTGGGCATCCCACCAACTTGCAGTAGATGAAGAAAGATTTAAAATGCAAGAACTTGAAGAAAGAGGATTTCAAGATATGCTTATTGCAGATAGAGAATTTTGGCATTTTAGAATGCTTGAAGATGACTATGATGTAGAGCTATGGAATCCAGTATTAACTTTCTATCAAAAATCTCCAGACCAAAGATATATAGCAGATTCAAACTATGCAGGTAAAGTAGATCTAATGACTGTCTCAGATGTAGTAGACAGATACGGATATCTAATGGATAGTAAACAACTTGAATCCTTACAAAAGATCTATCCAGCAAGATCAGCACAATATCAAGTTAGTGGTTACCAGAATGATGGGGCTTACTATGATGCAACAAGATCACATGAGTGGAATACTAATGCACCAGGATTAGCCTATAGACAGTTTACATCTAACTATTGGAATAATCCAGAAGCAGGTGGAGATATACTTAGTGAGATATTAAATGAAAATGAAGATGTTTCAATGTGGGGTGAAGGTAACTTGATGAGAGTTGCAACTATATATTGGAAAACTCAAAGGAAAGTAGGTCATCTTACAAAAATTGAAGATGATGGAGAAGTTACGCAAGAGATTATAGATGAGACATTTAAGGTTACAAAAAAGCCCATATATGATACTTCTATATTTAAACATAAAACAAAAGAAAACTTATTACAAGGTGAACATATAGACTGGATATGGATTAATGAAGTTTGGGGTGGTGTAAAGATTGGTCCTAACTTACCAGCAATGTGGCAATCAACTATGGGTGATAACATTAATCCTATATACATAGGAATTAATAGAACTAAACCTGGCAGATTACCTTTTCAGTTTAAGGGAGATAACTCTTTATATGGTTGTAAACTACCTGTAGAAGGAAGAGTGTTTTCTGATAGAAATACAAGATCTACATCTTTAGTAGATTTGATGAAAGCATATCAAGTTGGATATAATATGGTTAATAACCAGATTGCTGACATTCTAATAGATGAATTAGGAACAGTAATAATGTTTGATCAAAATGCTTTACCACGTCACTCTATGGGTGAGGATTGGGGTAAGAACAATTATGCAAAAGCATATGTAGCAATGAAAGATTTTCAAATGCTACCTCTTGATACATCTATTACAAATACTGAGAATGCAACTAACTTCAATCACTATCAAACTCTAAACATGGAGCAGACAAGTAGATTGATGTCTAGAATTCAACTTGCAAATTATTTTAAACAACAATGTTTTGATGCTATAGGAATTAATCCACAACGTCTAGGTGGAGCTGTATCAGCTCAAACGGCTACAGGAGTGGTACAAGCTATGCAACAATCATATGCACAAACAGAAATGTACTTTGTACAACACTCTGATCACTTGATGCCACGTATACATCAAATGAGAACTGACTTAGCACAATATTATTATAGTACTAACCCAAGTGTTAGGCTACAATATATATCTACAGAAGCTGAGAAAGTTAACTTTACTATAAATGGTACTGATTTATTACTTAGAGATTTTAATGTATTTGCTACAACTAAAACTAACCATAGAGCCATTTTAGAAAACTTAAAACAAATGGCATTAACTAACAATACTTCAGGAGCAAGTATATATGAGTTAGGTAATATTGTTAAAGCAGACTCAATTGCAGAAGTATCTGACATACTCAAAGACTCTGAAACAAGACTTCAAAAACAAAGAGAGCAAGATATGCAGCAGCAACGTCAAATGCAAGAGCAACAACTTCAAGCTAAAGCTCAAGAAGAGCAACAAAAACTTCAAGTTGAAATGGCAGAAAATGACAAAGATAGAAAGAATGATGTATTACTAGCTGAAATTAGATCAGCTGGATATGGGTCAATGGTTGATTTAAATCAAAATCAACAATCTGATTATCAAGATGCTATGAAAGATATTAAAGAGTCTACTCAATATAGAGAGCAGATGAACTTTAAACGTCAAGAAAGTGCAGTCAAATCAGCTCAAGAAAATAGTAGACTTACTGTTGAAAGAGAAAAAATTGCAGCGTCAAAACAAATAGCTGATACTAAACTTCAAATAGCAAGAGAGAATAAAAACAAGTATGATGTCAAAAATAGTAAGGACAAAAAGTAGCGTTAGCTATATACTGCAATAAACTTTCACTTTTAATAAAATTTTTTAAGTTTAACTTGACAATTATATGAGAAACATTTCTTATATTATTTATGTAAGAAGTAATTAATATTAAAACCAACGAATATTATGAGTACAACAACAGAAACACAGCCTGTGAAAAGCAATGTAGCACAAAATGTAGAAATTAATTTAGATGAGATATTCAATGCTGCTCCAAGCGGTGCTGATATGTTACAAGATGATAAATCTAAACAAAAAAATATCTTCTCTGGATTAAATGAAAAAGCTGACATGTCATTTGCTGATCCTGATAAAGATGGTGCAACAGATGTACTAGCTAAATCAGAAGAAAAAGAAGAAACTTCAGAAGAAGAAATTGTAGCAGAAGAGAAAAAAGAAACTTCAACAGAAAGTGTTGAAGACATTTTTGGAGAACTTGGACAAGAAGAAACTGAAGAAGTTTTAGAAGAAAAGGAAAAAAGAGGTAGAAAATCTATATCAGGGATATCTGATGTATTTTCTAAACTTATTAAAGATGATAAGATAGTTCCTTTTGATGATGATAAAGATTTAGAAGATTATTCTGCTAAGGATTGGGAAGAACTCATTCAAGCAAACTTAGAAGAAAAAGCTAATCAAGTCAGAAGAGAAACTCCAAAACAATTTTTTCAAAGTTTACCACAAGAATTGCAAATAGCTGCTAAGTATGTAGCTGATGGAGGTAAAGATTTAAAAGGTTTGTTTACCACACTTGGTCAAGTAGAAGAAACAAAAACTATTGATACTAAGTCTGTAAGTGGACAAGAAAGAGTAATCAAAGAATATTTAAGTGCTACTGGATATGGTACTGCTGAAGATATTCAAGAAGAAATAGAAATTTGGAAAGACTTAGGTAAGCTTGAAACACAAGCAAATAAGTTCAAACCAAAGCTAGATAAGATGCAAGAAAAAGTTGTTGCACAAAAACTTGAAGAGCAAGAGCTTAAAAAGAAACAACAAGAAAATGCATCTCAAGCATACATGAAAAATGTATATGAGACATTAAAAGAAGGACAATTGGGAGATATCAAAGTAGATAGAAAAACTCAAGCCATGTTATATAATGGTTTAGTTCAACCTAATTATCCATCAGTTAGTGGACGTAATACTAATCTATTAGGTCACTTGCTAGAAAAATATCAATTTGTGGAACCAAACTATTCATTAATATCAGAAGCCCTGTGGTTGTTACAAGATCCAACAGGTTATAAAGCTAAGATAATGGATAAAGGTGCACAAAAGAGTGTTGAGAAAACGGTTAGAAAATTGAAAAGTGAACAATCAAATGTAGGAGGAGCATCATTAGGTGTTAATCAAGCTGAAAAAGAAGCTACTAAGAAAAGTTCAAAAAGAAAGATTCAAAGACCAACCAACATATTTAAAAGAATTTAATTAGAAGTAAATTAAATATAAACAGTAAATTAATTATTAACAACAAAAACAATCAAAAATTATGGCAACTCCAGTTTTAAATAATGGGATTTTCCTACGTGATACAAGCTACAAAGCTAGTTCTCATGTTGATTCTTATCACCTTACCCAAATGCTTGGTAACCCTGAGCCTATGGATATGGGACCAATTGATTTATGGGCTATGACCCAAAAGGTAGAAATGCCTTTGTATCAAATGGCTTCATTCGGTGGAAAGAATACAATCATGGTGGATAACGCTAGAGGTGAGTACAAGTGGCAAACTCCTATTGCACAAGATCTTCCCTACGTAGTAGCGGATATTGAACCAGGTAACGCAAACAAAGGTGTAGATGGTACAACATTTAAGATCAAAATTAATAAAAGAACTTTTGGACATGGTGACATTATTACTTATGATAAGTATAATGGACTTGAACTTTACATCACAGCTGATGATATTATCCCAGCAGGTGACGGTTTTGTTTACACTGTTCAATTAGTTAACAACAACAATGCGGCTATCTTGGATAACAAGTATTTAGCTAAAGGTACAAAGTTCTTCAGAAAAGGTTCTGCAAGAGGTGAGTACGGAGAAAGATTCTCTGACATTGAAACAGGTTCTGGTTTCCGTGAATTCTACAACTTTGTAGGAGGAGCAGAAGCACACGTACACTATTCAATTTCTTCAAGAGCAGATTTAATGATCAAAGGCGGATTAAATGCTGATGGTACTGTACCTGTTACTGAAATCTGGAGAAACTTCAACACAGATCCAAACAATCCATCAGTACCTAGTATTGAAGGGCTTGTAGCAAATATGGGTAAAGCAGGAGCTAGAGAGGCATTTGAGAATGGAACTCTTACAAGAACTTTCATTACAAATATGGAAGCAGCTCACTTATCTAAAATTGCAACGGATATTGAAACTTACCTAATGTGGGGTAAAGGTGGTAGAATTAAACAAGACGGACCAGATGATATTAGATTATCTGTAGGTTTATGGTCACAGTTAGATAACTCTTTCAAGAGAGTATATAACAAGTCATCATTTACTCTTGACATGTTTAAATCTGAACTTTACAACTTCTACCAAGGTAAAGTTGAGTTTAAAGGGCCAGACCCACAAAGATCACTTGTTGTACAAACAGGTATTGGAGGTATGCAATTAATCAACAAAGCAATTGCTGATGAAGTGTATGGTTCAGGTCTAGTTCAAAATGCATCTGATATAGGAGCGGTTAAAGGTTCTGGTATGGATTTAGATTATGGTTTTGCTTACACAAGCTTTACTATTCCATTCTTAGCTAACGTTAAGTTTGTATTGAATCCAGCATTTGATAACTTAAACACGAATGACATTGAGAATCCATTAATTGATGGTAGACCTCTAAGTTCATTTAGCTTTATTATCTTTGATGTAACTGATGAAGGAAATGACAACATTCACTTGTTGAAACTTTCTTGGGATAATCAACTTAAGTGGTTCTACCAAAATGGTACTATGGACTACATGGGAAGAACTCAAGGGTTTGCATCTACTGGTCAGTTTAATGGATATAGAGTTTATATGACTCAGACTATGCCAGCTATTTGGGTTAAAGATCCAACCAAAGTTCTTAAAATTGTAATGAGAAATCCTGTAACAGGAGGATCATTCTAGGAACTATAATTAAAGGGGAGGGGCTAATACCTCCTCCCTTTTTATTTTTAACTAATAAATATAACAATCATGGCAGCACCAAAACAAATAACTAAGTTGAAGCAACAATTTGAGAGCCCAGCTTATGAAGGTGTATCAAGAGCAGAAACAGGAAACGCAAGATTACTACATGTAAATGAAGTAATATCTTGGATACGTGATGTGGCTGTTTCTTCTTCGTATTTAGATAATGCAGCAGCAATTGCAGCAGGACTAAAGACAGGAGATATATATCATACAGCAGGCTTACTTAAAGTTGTTATACCAGTAGTTGAAGAAGAATAGTCAAATACTTTAGCAAGGGTTAAACCTTGCTTTAGAAATATTAGTAATAATAGAAGCGTATGCTACGGTATACAATTTGACTAGAGTAATAATTATTAATTTTTAAAAACCAAAAAATGGAAGATTACACAATTGTTGAAAAGTATCAACATACAAAAAAGACTAGCACTATTGCTATAAGACCGTATTTTAATCCTAATAAGGAGAATATGGGTTTAGAAACTTACGGACTATCCCTGCATGATGGGGTATTTCATGAGGAGTCACTTGCATGTTTAGAGATGAACGGAGTGAAGAGGTACATTACTGGATTGAATGAATTTGATCCAAAAGTAAAAATGTTACCTCCTAAAGAAAAAAAGGCTAAGATTGCAGAAATTAGAAAAGTAGTTTCTGAGCTTGAAGCTGAGTTAGCTGCAAATGTAGTTGATCCAGATGATAAAGATTTTTGGAATAAGTTAACTGTTATGAAACCAGATAACTCTAAATTTTGGGATAAAATTAGTTTAAGATGTGGTAATGATCCAGTGTTTTTAGATGGTGAAGTAGATCCATATGATAGAATTAAACTTCATGCAATTAGAGCAGGTGGATTTTCTATTGTTGCAGGATCATTAAAAGAAGCTAAGAAATCACAAAATAATCCTAAGTTTTATTTAGATACTGTTGAAGAAACTCTTACAACAAGAACTGAATTAACTAAATTAAAGAATAAAGCTTTGTCTGCTTTACAAAGTTTGTATGATACTAATCCTACAAAATTAATGTATGTAGCTAAAGTAGCAGATGTAGACAGTGTACAGTATACAAAGAATACACCTAATGATGTCATGTATGAAAACATGGATGCATATGTTAATGGTCATGGTGGAGAGTCAAACAAAAAAAGAGCTGCACAACAGTTTTTAGATGTTTCTCAACTTGATATGGAAGAATTAAAAATTAGAGCATTAATTAAAGATGGTTTATATTATAGGTTTATTACAACAAAAGCTGGAGGATGGATTGAACCAATTGATAGTGGTATCAGAATGGGTAAAAGACCATCTGAAGTTCTTGAGTTTTTACAGAAGCCGGATAATGAAGATGAACTTCTTTCTTTAATGGATAAGATAGAACCATATTGGAATTCATAAACATATAACTAATGGAAAATAGTACACTCTTAATTAAATTAAAACAAAGGCTTAATAAGCTAGACAGCAATGACTATGATAATATAGAGTGTTGGCAATTTGTTGAGGCTTTTAATAAAGCACAAATAGAGTGGTGTAGAAGAAATCTACATGGTGGAAACATGTATAAGGAAGGTGATGAATTATCTAAAAAAAGAATAGATGATTTACAACCATTACTTAGAGAGTTAAGCCTTACTGGTGCTGAGACAGATGATTACTTTCAGTCAAATAATTTTCCAGTAGATACATATCTTGAATTTAAACGTGTTACTACACAAGCAAAAGATGATTGTTGTACACCAAGGTCAATGACTGTATATTTAGCTGAAGAAGCAAATGTATCATTGTTATTAAGGGATCCATTAAAAAATCCAGATTTTGATTGGGGTGAAACATTTTGTACTATGCTAGGAAATACAATAAGAATATATAGGACTAGCAATTTTAATATTGTTAATCCTATATTGACTTATTATGAAAAACCTGTACTAATACAAGTAGAAGGTTGTGTTGATCCTTATACAGGATTAACAAGTACCACAAATGTAAATTGTCAATTTAAAGATGACTTAGTAGAAGTTATGTTAGATGACACTGCAGCATTAATTGCTGGTGATATAGAAAATATGTATCAAGCACAAAGAGGTGTTCAAGCAGCAGAAAGAAATAATTAATATATGATTTCTAATAAAAATTGATTATATTATTATAGTAACACATAAGTTACGAGCAGAGTAAACTGTTAAAATCTTTATTTATAACCAGTAAGGGTAATGGTCCTTACACAAAATTAATAATTATGGCTTATTTTAATCATGCGTTTAACAAGACGTTTATTGCAGACAGCACGCTGGCAACAGCAGGTACTGCAACAAGCGCTCTTACCGCTGGTCAAGTAGCTTTAGTAGATGATTCCACTTGGGCATCAGTAGCATTACCAGGAGCACCTGTTGCAGGAGCACTTGGCTACGTTGTACAAGGTTCATTCTATTCTAAAGATACTATTGGAAACAATCCTGGACACGGTGGGTACAAAGAATCTGTAAAATCTAAAGGGATCAACCCAAGATATATTACAAGATTATGGCAAGCAAATTGCCTTACTGCATCTCAAGCAACAGCTAGTCTTTCATTAGCAGCTGATTGTGCACCATGTGGTAAAACTCAATTTATGAGAATTGATGTAAAGGGTTCACCTGCACTAAGATTCTTAAATCACAATGCTTATGCAATTGCTGATTCAGCAAACATTTGCTGCATTGATGGACAAGAGTATATTGATCCAGTATTAGTACTAGCTACTATGGCTCAAATGGCTTTAGCTGATCCATTAATCAAGCCTTTTGTTGCTGAAGCATCAGGAGGTGGTATTGTTGCTACTGTAGCAGGTGTTGCTACAACTTACACTATTGCTCAGGCTTTAGACGGAACTTACACACCTTCAACTGATCCAGTTGCTGACCAAGTAAGTGCTGCTGCCAACTTTGTTGGAGCCTATGTTGATACTGTATTTGGTAACTGTTCTTTTGACACAAGAGATCATTTTAATGCTGAACCAGTTGAAATCATTGTTTCTGAATTGGATGAAACAGGTGAAGTATGTAATGACTGTGGTGTTGCTTCAAGAACTCCAGGTTCAATGCAACAAACTCAAGGTGAAGAAGTAGTTAGAGATTTAATCATGTCAGAAAGATACCGTCAGTCTCCTTATAACCAAGGAAATGCTGATAGTGCTAGATTGAGAGAGATTGAAATGTCTGATGAGCTCTTATCTGCTGTAGACCGTACTGCAACATACAAAGCATATTACATCCAACATTCTGTACCAAGATTCAACAATCCTTCTGGAGTGTTTGATAATGATCAGTATGTATATAAGATCTATGTAAAATGTTCTGATGCTGCTGCACAAGCAGAAGTTGAAAAACTAATGGATGCTTTATCTGCGTGGGCAACTGCAAAAGGTAATGATGTTCCTGTTGAAGAGAATGCTTACTGGTAAACTCTAAGACTTTATAGTTTAAATAATTGAGCAGGGGAGAAATCTCCTGCTCTTTTTATTTTATATTGTCTGTTATTTTTTGTATATTATCTATATAGTGTAATAAAGTACTAAAAAATGGCAAGCAAACATATATTAAGTTTAGAAATACCCGCAGTATCTAACTGTGATTTACTATGTATTAAAGATACAAGTCAATATAGTTCAGAGCTTGCTGTGGATTGTGAAGAGTTATTAATTACTCTCCCAGGCTTTAGTGTTCCTGTTCTTATAAAGGTTGATAAAGATTTTGATATGTGTCTTACCGCATGTACAATGGCTTTGCAAACTACCGGTTGTGGAACTACACAAGAAAAGATCCCTGATGGTGTTTATATTATTAAGTATAGTGTATCACCTAACTCTAAAGTTTATGTAGAATATAATCATTTAAGAGTAACTAGATTACTAACTACTTATTATGAAGTATTATGTGATTTAGAAGTTCAAGCTTGTCAGCCAGATTCAGAAAAACAATCACTATTGGCTGAAATGAGTTATATAAGAACTGTTATTGATGCTGCTGTTGCCAATGTAGAATATTGTCAATCTGCTGCACATGGTATGCAACTTTATAACTATGCTAAAAGTAGACTAAGTAAAATATCTTGTCCATCAGGAGACTGTGGATCTAGTTCAAAATATTTAATGTAAAACCAAAAAGAAATGGCAAATTGTGCTCACTGTAATAAACAATTTACTTGTGGATGTCAAAAAGCTTCATTAGGCAATGGAGTTATTGTATGTAAACAATGTAAAACAAAAGCTGAAGCAGATGTATCTACCTCAAGTAATTTGAATAGAGAATTGGCTAGGCAACAGATACAAGATTTAAGAAATAAATAATATGGCTAAAGCAATAAGATCTTATTCTAATGCTGAAAAAGTAAAAGAACTTGCACTACTAAAACAAATAAATGTAGAACAAACATTTGCAAAACAAGTATATGCAAATTTTCAATCTATTAGATTTGGTATTGAAGCATGCTGTTACACAGATATGGAATTAGCAGTTATTAGAAAAGATTTATGTGATTGGCAAAATGCATCTAGTAATAAAGTAGTAGCTGCAACAGAAACAGCCGGGGTATTTGTAGAACCTTTAGCAGAGATTAACTTAAAAGCAAGTGTAAGTTGTGCTGAGACACCAAGTAGTGTTTGTACAATACTTGACTTAGAAGGAGTATTAGCAGATCAAGGTACATATACAGAATGTTTTGAAGTAGCATCATCTATTTGGACTATTACACATAATTTAGGAGAGTATCCTTCTGTAACAGTAATAGATAGTGGAAATACAGTAGTAGTAGGTAATGTAGAATATATAAGCTCACAACAATTAAAAATAACATTTGCTGCATCTTTTTCAGGATGTGTCTTTTTAAACTAAATATTATAACAATTAAATAAATAAAACAAAATGGCAGTACAATTTTTAACGGGACTTAATGTCCAAGGAAATTTAAACCTGAATAATAATCAAATACAAAATGTTATTATTCAGCCTCTTGGCGCTGACCCGTCAGGAATTGCAGGTAAAATCTATTATAACTCTGGTACAAGTAAACTAAGATTATATGATGGTTCTGCTTGGGTAGATTTAACAACAGGTGCAGATGGTAACACAACCTATGACTTAACAGCAACAGGATCTGGTAACGGAACAGCAACATTAAATTTAGTTGCTTCAAATCCAGCTAGTACTGATGCAATAGTATATACAGGTTCAGGTACAACCACAGTAACACGTGCTGGTTCTACATTCACTATTAATTCAGCTGATCAATATGTTGGTACAGTAACAGATGTAGTTGAAGGTAAAGGAATTTCTGTTACAGGTACATCAACTGTAACACCAACTGTAAATATTGATTATAGCGGTGCAGATAATGCAATCTTAACAGCTAGTACTTTAGCTATTCAACCTGACGATTACTTATGGTTCTCAGCTAAAGAGGATGCTACTATTTACAAGACTACTCTTGCTACTATGCCAGGTTTTGGTAAAGATGGTACAGTTACTTCTGTAGGATCTGGAGCAGGTTTAACAGGTGGTGCAATTACTGCAGCAGGAACACTAGCAGTAGATTATGCAGGAGTAGACAACGTTGTATTAGCAGCTGCTAATGGAACAGCTATTGATTTAGTTGCGGATGATAAAATTTTATTTTCTGATGATACAGATAGCAATGCTAAATATGCAAACTTATCTCAAGTAGCAAGTTATATTAATGCAGGTGCAGGTTCTGTAACTTCTGTTGATGTTAGTGGTGGAACTACTGGTTTAACAACAAGTGGTGGTCCAATTACAAGTAGTGGAACAATTACTCTAGCTGGTACATTAAATGAAGTAAATGGAGGTACAGGATTAGCAGCATATACTAAAGGAGATATATTATTTGCAGACGGTGCAAATTCATTAGCTACATTAGCAATTGGTGGAAGTGGGCAAAGACTTGCTGTTTCCTCATTAGGTGTAGTAGAGTGGGTTAATGATTCTGGTTCAGGTGTAACAAGTATTGAAATAACAGAAACAGGTAATGCATTAACAATTACAGGTGGACCAATTACTACTTCAGGTACAATTAATATTGCTGGAGCAGGTTCATCAGCTCAAGTAGTACGTGGTGATTTAACTTTAGGTACTTATACAACTGGTACAGTAACAAGTGTTGCTACAGGAAAAGGTCTTAAAGGTGGAACAATTACATCTACAGGTACAGTTGAAGTTGATTATGGAACAGCCGGTCTTATAGAAGATGCTCCATTATTTGGACAAACTCCATTAGCTGATGACTTAATATTAATACAAGATGCTGCAAGTGGTACAGGTGTAACAGCTAAACAACCGCTTGGTAAGGTTTCATTATCTGTATTTGATAAACCTTCTGCTGATTTAAGTTTTGGAAACTTCAAACTTACAGAACTAGCAAATGGTACAGCATCAAAGGATGGAGTTAATTTAGGACAAGTACAAGCACTTGTAGCCGGAGTTGGTGTATTCCAAGGTGGATATGATGCATCAGCAAACTCACCAGCAATAGCAGGAGCAAGTAACATTGCACTAACAACCGGGGATTTCTTTGTTGTTACTAAAGATGGTACTATAGCATTTAATGGAAGTACGGTAGCCGTAGAGGTTGGTGATACAATTTATGCTAATCAAACAATTGCAGCAAGTTCTAATCCTCCAGCTTCAGATTATGCTATAGTAATACAAGATCAAAACATTGCGGGTGTAGGTGCTACAGATGGAGCAACTGAAAAAGGTGTTGCTGGATTTAGTAGTGCAACTTTTGCTGGTACAGCAACTGGATTCATTACTGTTAAAGCAGGTGGAATTAGTGATGCTCAACTAGCAAGTACATTCAATAAGATTATTGGTACTGATACAGATCTTAATACTAGTGGTGTAGATGTAGTAGATGAGATTAATGTTACTGATGGTGTTATTCAATCAATGAAGAAAAGAACATTACCTAATGCTACAACAACAACAGTTGGTGTTACAGAGATTGCAACACAAGCTGAAGTAGATGCAGGAACAGATACATTTAGATATGTAACTCCAGCAACATTAGCAAGTGCTCAATCTAAAAGATCATACACAGGTACTTATCCAGCAACTACTGCAAACACTTTTAGTATTGCTACTGGTGTTCATGGATTAGCTAATGGACCTTGGATTATTCAAACTTATGATTCTAAAGGAAATCAAGTATTTATGGATGTTCTTGCAGATAAAGCTTCAGGAACTGTAACATTTACTACAACTTCTAATATGGGTGCAAATGACATTACAGTAGTAATGCAACTTGTAGGATAATAAAAAGTAGAATTTAAAGGGGGAGCATTTAAATCTAGAATTTAGTGTTTCCCCTTTTTTTTAAAATATGTATATTGCAAACAAAGAATAAAATGTCATGGCTATAAGTTTTTTATCTTCAATAGAAATAAACGGATCATGTACTGTCACTAGTATAGGGAATGATAACAGTACATATACTGGTATATTAGTATGGGATGGTTCAGGATTGAAGTACAGAACTAAAGCTCAACTTTTATCAGATATTGGTGCAGGTACAGGAACAGGTACTGTGACTTCAGTTACTGTTACAGGTTCTAATGGTTTATCTGGTACAGGTACAATAACATCAAGTGGTACAATAACCTTATCAAATAGTGATAGAGGTTCAGCTCAAAACATATTTAAAAATATTGCAGCAGCTGGTCAATCTAACATTGTTGCAGATAATAATAATGATACACTTACATTTAAAGCAGGTAGTAATATTACAATAAAGACTGATGCAAGTACAGATACTATTGAGATTATATCTAAGGATACAACAACAAACTATTATTTAAGTTCTGCATCTTTTAATACAGGTAATGGTGTATTAACACTTAATAGATCTGGACTTACTGCAGTAACAGTTGATCTTGATGGAAGATATGTTACAAGCTCAGGTGTTACTTCTATAGCCACAACAAATGGTATTACAGGTGGAACTATAACGGGTACAGGTACTATTCAATTAGACAGTACAGTTATAAGAACCACAGGAGCACAATCAATAGGTGGTGTTAAAACATTTACAGATAATACAACATTTAATGGTTATATTAGAGGTAGTGGACAACAACTTGTATTAAATGCAGGTGAAGCATATTCTGTAGCAACAGGACAAACAAATGAATTTCTTTATATAAATGCTGAATCAGGACTGGAAATTAACTCTTCTCCTGATAATTGGAGTAGTGGATGGGCAGGTAGAAAAACAACAACAATAAATGATACAAGTGGTAATTCTACTTTTGCTAATGATATAACAGTTTCTGGTGGTGATATTACTCTTGGAGGAACTGGTAGGATACAAGGGGTAGATACAGTTTCATCTGGTACAGATGCAACAAATAAAACATATGTAGATAATGCTATAAGTAATTATAGACCTACAGCACCAGGTGCTCCTACTAACATTAGTGCAAATATTGTAGGTGAAACTATAGAGATTTTATTTGGTAAATCATCAACAAATAATATAGATTACTATCAAGTTTGGTCATCAGATGATGGTGGTGATTTTGGGATTATTGGACAAATACCTCCAGATGATTTTGCAGGAACTATGACAATTGTAGATACTACTTTTAATACAGGTGGTACAATGTCATATAGAATATATGCAGTTAAAGAAGGAATATACTCTAGCCCCGGTACGGTATCTAAAGCATACACTGTTGGTGCATTAAGTGTTAGTAATATGACTGTTATTAATTTAAACACAGCATATTATGTACAGTATGAAAAGCCAGTAACAAGGTTTATAGATCATATTGAAATATATATGGATTCACAAACTACATCTGCTGCATTAAGTAGATCAAATGCCTCTATTATATATAGTGGGGACAACGCATCATATATGTATAACGTAGCAACTAGTAGAAATTACCATCAGTTTTGGGTAGAAGTAGTAACATCATAATTATGGCAGGAACAGAACCAGGAACAGATAGAGAGTATTGGCTAAATTGTTTAGCTGAATATGAGCTTGCACTTGAAGAAGAATTTCAAATGGAGGCTGGCTATGGGTTTGATGACAATATGATTCAATTATTAAAATTTGAGATAAACGAATGTATAAAACAGTTAACTTAGAAAGAGCAAACATAAAATCCATAGTAGGATGTGCAGCAAATGATTATTCAGGTCAAGTTGCTATTGTTCCTGTGACCAAAAGAGGTATGAGCAATACTACCGCATCTAGCGGTAGTGGTGAGTATGATGGCGGAGACAGGGTAATAGGATTTGGTAATGGATATGAAATTGATGGAGACTTATTGTTTACTGTTGGTTGGGGTGATGGCTTTGCTTTAAGGAGACTGAATGATGATGGTACTATGACAAAGTTGTATCATGAAGATCAATTTCTTTGGAGAGATACAACATCTACATATAATCATCTAAACTCTGTTGCAATAGATAAAGGAAATAAGTTAGGTGTGGTCATGACATATAATGTTGAAGGCTATACTACTTTTGATTATAGTGGTTGTGTAAATGGAGGATCAACCTTTATAAAAGATCCAAGGCCTACACACAGTAACCCTGATGTATTTATAGGTTCACAAGATATGGGAGGTGGATATGTTAATAGAGTAGGTGGTGGGCACTTTAGTGGTTTATGTGCAGCTGGGGAATGGGTGTATGCAGCGGATCATGATTCACACCATTACAAGAAAGTAATGCGTAGAAACTTAAAAACAGGTGTTGAAGAAAGACTAGCAACAAATGATACTAATGTAATGTATCCTGGTTCAGCCCCAGAAGATAGAAATGGATATAGAGGAAAGTGCTTTTATGATGAAGTAAATGATAGAGTATTAAACTCTAGATTTTATAATGCAAACTTTGTACTTATAGTAGATGCTTCAACAGCTAGACCTAAAACGGTGTGGTGTGATATGGGTGATGCTGGTCAAGGAGATGATGGGTATGAACATGGTTGGTTTATACCAGATCCTGTAAATGAACCTAATGTGTTTTGGACAGGATGTAATTCTAGATTTACTTTAATGGATATTACTCCATGTTTTTCAGGGAATACTGCTACAATACTAGATATAAGGTATGTTGAAGCTCAAACTCCTGGTAATAATTTTGCTGTAGAAATGAGAGCAGGTACTAAATATCAATCTGCTACAGGTGGACAACCTACTGATAAAATGCCTGGGTATCCTAATTTTATGCCAACTGCAGCAGATAGAGGAAAGGCAATGAACCCTGGATGGGTAGATTTTGATAATAATAGAATAGTATGTCTTTTAAGATATAATGATACTACTGAAGATCAAACTTCTTTAGGTAGAGGTAGATCATATAGAACTGACTACGGAAATACTGTAGCAAGAATGTATTCAGCTAACGGAACTCCATGGTGGGTACAAACGGGATATGGAAGTGATGGAAATGGTTTTAGAATCTGGAGTGATACATATAGAAATGAGCTAATAGAAAACTGGTCAATAGAATATGGAGAGTATAAATTAGACAATTCAGCTAATGTTGCTTTTGTTTGGTGGAATAGAACAAATTACTTTATACCAAGTGGATGTAGCTTAAGTTATTTTGTTTCTAATGATAATGGGACTACCTGGGAAACATATAAAGGAACTGATACAGGAGAACATACCTTTAGTTCAGTTGGAGATACATTGCGTATAAGAATGACTGCTTCTGGTGATGTTTCAAAAAATGCATATAAAATGGGTGATTCAAAAGATACTATTTTATTTGGTACTAAGTACGCAGCAGAAATGGATCCAGCTATAAAAATGAAAATGACTAGATTTAAAATAAAAGGTAAAAAGAAATAAAATGGCAACAACACCAGGATCACAAAGGCTTTTAAACCTAGATGGAAATAACTTTACTACTTCAGTAACACTTGGAGCTGGTGGTACATTGTTGGATTCAGATGGGGATGTAGGAACTAAAGGACAAATACTTTCTTCAACAGGAGGTGCAACAAATTGGATTGATGTACCCACGGATGCAAATAATTATGTATCTGGTATTAGCTTTGCTACAGGAACAGGTGTATTAACATTGACACGTTCAGGTCTAGCAGACCTTACAGTAGATTTAGATGGTAGATATTTAACATCTGCTTCAAACTTTTATCTTGATGGTATAACTAAATCAGGTAACACACTTACGTTTAGCGTTAGTGGTGCTACAAATCAAACATATACATATGGAAGTAATGCATTTAATAGTTCTACTATTTATGCTGAGCCGGGTATATTTAGTGGTGGTGGTACACCAACTTTAGCTT